CATCAAGATGTTGTAGACTCTGTTCTGTGGTTGTACGTTCTTCACGAAGTCGTAACCAGCTTTGATGTTGGCTTCGGTTATGTCATCATCTATGACCCATTTCAGCTCTGCTATATGCCGAGCAAGAATGGGAGGAATGGTAAAGCCCAGATTCGGTTTTGGTGAACATGTAATCCAGTCAGGAACTATATTCCCTTTGAGCTCGTTCTGCCCGGAAGTCTCTAACTGGACTTTGAAGTTGTAGCCCCAACGATGCTGACCTACAATACGTAGTTCAGTAATCAAATCGTCAAGGTTATATAATGTAGGTTCGCCACCTGTTATAACCACGAGAGGTTTCAAATCAAGAGACAAGACTAATGGTCTAGCCGCCCAACGTGTTCCGCCCTTGGCCCAGGTGTACTTGGTGTCACACCAAACACAACCTACAGAGCATCCTTGGAGACGGATGAAAGTAGCCGGTTGACCACTGTTCAGTCCCTCTCCTTGGATGGTGTTAAATACTTCGTTGACTTGGTAGTCATTCATTTTTCTGGTCTTCCAGGGATACCGATTCGAAAGATATGGTTGGAACTTGAGGTAAGGGTTTACCCTTCGTTCCTTGTTGGAAGTTCTTTAAGAGCTCGTCCTTCCAATCAGGGATCTCGTTGCCATCCTTATCAACATCACGTCGTTGCAAGAACAGATGTGGTGTTCGCAGAATGGGTCGTACAGGTACAATATGGTTCACGGCATAAGCCGCTATGCTGGCACTTACCGAAGCGGGTTTACGTCCGATCTCCGATGCATCGATCTCGCACATGAAGAAACCGGTCTTCAAAAAGCCCTGTATAAGGGGTCCGATTACGCCACCACGTGAAGTGGTCATAGCTTGTGTTTCAACTGCATTGGGGTCAACCTCTAAAAACTTAACCATCTTGATTCTCCTTTTTCAAATAATCGACGACTAGCGTCGCATAGCCAGCAATGTCTTGCCAGCTGTCAATGTTCTTGGGGTCACCCAATAAGCGTACAAGCTTATTCAAGATGATAACCCAATTGTACCAGCCCTCCGGAAATACCTGGTGTAACTTTGCAATGTCATCTACTACTGGGTGAGACATTATACCTGTCTTACGCCACGCTTCAGCATACTGCGTGTTACGTCCTTGAATGAGTTCATCGATGTCACTTTTTGGCATTGGCGGCTCCTCTCACGAATGCGGCGGCCCGTTCCATTATTTCCGGGTTGTCGCCTAACAAACCTATGGCTGTATTACACGCCGGACAAAGCAACGCACGAACCTTACCAGTACCATGATTGTGATCTACAACGAAATCCTTTTGAAACTGATCGCGATCACGTTGACAGATAGCGCACTTGAAGTCCTGCACCAACATCAACGCGGCATAATCTTCGGGTGTAATCTGATAAAGACGTTTTAGGTTCGACTTGCGATGCGAAGCCTTACCTGCTTCTGTCTTATAGTATGGAATCTTCTTAGCCATCACTCCACCTTCAACTCATACGATGCGTGACTCTTTTCCGACTCCTGTACATCAACTATCAGAGTAAAATAGAATGGAAACTCGTCTCGCAACGCCGTACCACACTCTGCAGCAATCCGTTGGGAAAGACATTCAGCGGTCGAGAACGCGATACCAGGATATATAACATGACCTTGTTTACCGGCAGTCTCTAAATAGGGATCGTCCCTCTGCATGTTATCCGATGACGCTATGTAACGATGGTCGTATTGATCGATTACGGGTTTCAGGAGTTCATCCATTCTTCCGTAATCTAAAACCATCCCAGTGTCCTTCGATTGTTCATGTATTATGCTGACGGTGACTACGTAGTTATGACCGTGCAAACGAGAGCAACGTGGGTGACCCTCTAACCGATGCGCAGCACTAAAAGTATAACGTCTTGATATTGTATTCATTAAAACTCCTTCAGGTTAGCGCCCCAACCAAAGTTGGGTATGTAACCTACGGGATCAATATAACCTGCATTAACAAAGGCTGATATACGTTCGACACAGGTTGGACAGCGACCACAATGCTTTGCTCCACCACGATAACAAGACCAAGTCATACCAAGCGGAACCATCAGATTATGGGCTAACTTGACAATCTCCTCTTTTGTCTTGTACATGAACGGCGACATCAATCGAACTTTGCCGGCTGTGCCAGCGTACGTCGCTGCAGTAAACGCACCAATAAATTCAGGACTACAGTCAGGGTATGCCCAATGCGCATAATCATTTGCATGATTCGCGATGGCGACCTGATCGTAACCTCTTGCCTCTGCCATCGCCACAGCATGCGAAAGCATAACAGCATTACGGAAAGGGACAACAGTAGAAGAAGGACCTTCTGTCTCGGCATCTTGATACTCTCCTTGTGGCATATCTGCTTGGTTTAGTAACGCCGACTTACCTCCCGCCCACAAGACTTCGCTGATGGTGACGATCTCACGTGCTACTAAATAATGCCGGGCTATCTGTAAAGCTGCGTGACCTTCTGCACTCTCGTGCATCGAGCCATACTTGAACGATACACATAGTACCTCGTCACCTTGAGACTTGAGAAGTCCTAGTAACGTTGTACTATCCATACCGCCCGAAAAGAGTAGAACCGTTTTCATGCTACCTCCTTTGAGATTGAAAATTGAGCACCGTAACGACAGACGGCTCGGCCGAATTAGACAAAGTGTCATCAAGGCTTTCCGTGGCCGCTACGATGCTCAACTCAGAACCTCACTATGAATACCCTGTCGGAAACCTTTACGGGTATATCCAATCCTGCGTCAACGGCTTTTTGCAGGTCTATGCCATACATCCAAGCGTCGTTCACGACTTGAGGGGCGAGACTGTAGGGCGCCTCTTTCAACTGAGCCCTTATGGCATCACGTTCGAGAGCGCCACGGCCACTACGTCTACGTGAAGCTACCCACCAACTATGAGCAGGTGCTAACTGAAACCAGATAACATCTGCTGAATCGACCGCACAGTTAATGTTACTGCTACCCTGTGCTATTGAGTTTATGACGTCTTCAACCATGGCGTCGGCTAGTGTTGCGCCTCTGCCTGATTCTATATTGAAGACGGATGTGATGCTTTCATAAAGAACCGTTGGTGGGGGTAGTTCAGTTCCTGTTATTCGGCACCACAACTTCATACCGAAGTATGCTACGATGTGATTGGCACGAACACGGTCGGGTAACTTAGACGGGTAGGCTTCGAACATGGCTGCACGGGCTTCGTCAAGTAACGTAGGCCACTTCGGCTCTAACTTGAGGACTTGTTGGATGTAATAACCACCAAAACCAGGCGGCATCTTTTCACGAAGAGTCTGAAATGCAATGTAACCCTCCGACCCTTCAGCGATAGCTTTCGGGTGTAAATGCGCGACCACGAGCCTCTCTCTTGCAGCAGGATCTTCGATGAGATCTTCTCCGTCGACGCTAAACGGAGCAGATAAGGGGTAATCAACCGTAGTCTGATCGCCCCGACCACGTGGATCATGTCCCGTGTCGTACGCCAACAATACAATGCGCAACAACCTTTCGACCAGCTCATATCGAAACTCGCTGAACGCGATAGGAACTGCGTTGGATGAACCAAGCAAGGCAAGTGTTACAAATCGGGTCGTGCCCGCATCGTATGTTTTCGGATCCAGCTGACCTAGTAGCGGTAGGAAAACACGTTGTATCAAAGTAGTCTTTCCGGATCCTTTCGTTCCAGCGACGTTCAATATCGGGTATCTGTAATGCATTTCCTCTAACCACGGTTTTAACACACTGGCGGCGTACCATCCTATCATAGGCCATATGGTATTCTCCTCGTTCAACTTAGGGACAAGTTCTCTAATAATCTTCTTCTCGGCAGTGCTTAGCACAGGGTTGAGACCTAACTCGGGGTGCTCTTTACGTACCGGTAACCAACACATCGGGCCATCATGACCTACCCAAACCTCTTTGGCAGAGATAACTTCTTTGTCACCGAGGAAGACCCAATCGTCGTGAACCCTGTGTAGACCAAGAACTGTTGTAGCACCGACTTTTGGTAATCCTTCTGCTCGGAGTTGATCGAGTAGGTATGGTAGTAACGCCCGCAGATCGTCATCGTGAGCCAACCATTGCCAAGCCGCCACCGGAGCTTCTTTATCAAAACGACTAACGGACGTGAAGGCACCACGAGAGAAGGTAACACCTTCCCAAGTGTAGCCGGCAGCATGAACATTTGCGACGATTGCGTCTTCCGCACCAAACTTGGACCCGTCAAGAAGGACTGTGGGCTTGAGAGTGAACGTACTAATTCTCTTGAAGCCTCGCTTAGTTTCGATGACATAACCTTCCTCCGTTTCAACTATCCCTCCGGCTGATACTTCATCAGCTGGCGAGATCTTCTTAGCGCGCACTTGTTCTATAGTCTGGGCCAGATAGGCGCTGTTCTCTCCGGCCTTATCACCGCAAGGTTGCCCAGTAAATATACCTTGTATGAGACTGTCACTGGCGCCGCAGCGAACCAACTTAACGATAATTGCCCAATCACGTTCACTTCGAGACCGATAACCTCTACTATCTCCGGTACGAATCTTATGCCGCGTCTTGCTGTCCAGCTTAGCAAGGGCAGTAATATCGGCCACGTTGTAACGTCGTTCGGGGTGAAGATTTTCAAGACGTACCGCAACATGTTCTGCCTCCTTCTTATTCATCGTACCGGGTATACGTAATACCCTGTTACCATTCCAACATGCGATGTCTGCTGTTGGAACATCTTCGACCATTATCTTGTTGAAACCTTCTAGCATTTCGATGTCTGTAATGGGAGCATCAAGAAACCAATATAAATGCCATCCGTGGCCTGAGAAGACCAATGCAGATGGCGGGAGTGTACACATAGGTCGTTGTAGATCGTCTACATCAACCCAGAGCACCGTTGATCCAAGTATGTCAGCTTTCTCGGATCCTTCTGTACTGCGCATTGCAGGGCCGAAGAATACATTAGCATCCGTTGGTATAGTTGGTAGCGCAGCATCAGCCTTATAATACTTATGTGCAGATCCAACTGGTGTACCAACGGATATTGCTAACAGTCCTCCGAAAGTAAATTGGGAGAGGAACTCTTGTATTATATCCATAACTTGTTTGAGCGGAGTAGCTCAGACTAGTCTAAGACTAGCCTTTTAGTAAAGCAATTTTCTTGATGCGGTTACGAGCGGGATACTCTTCGCCCGTTTCAGGATCAACACCGTTGCCCGGCTGAATATCAACGGTAATTTTGGCTGTCTTCCCGACCAGGTCATCGGGTCTGACAGTGCCTTTAAAGGTCTTCGGGAAGCCAAGAGCTAGCAGTGTGGCTTTAACCCGGAACATGGCCTTCTCCGTGAAGGTCAAAGTGTCGAAAATGATACGACCGTCGTACTTGCCGCCCTCAACCTTCCATTGAAGGTCGATTTTTTCGTTGCCGGCTTTGGACGTACCCGCTTCTGCTTTGATCGTGGAGGCGGTATATGTATCAGGGGGGACTGGCTCAAGGCCTTGTACTTTCGAGAAATCGATACCTGCCATTTAGTTCTCCTTGTGATATGTGTCTTGTGTCTGGGTTGTGATTAGCTACTCCGCTCAATCAAATCCAAGATACTAGACATAGTTGGGTTGACAATGTGAGTTACCTCACAGTCGTACTGATCTTTAGCATACGAAGCTTTGGTCGCTCGTATGAGACCTACATTAAAAGTACTTGTTCCGACAACGGTCGCGTCTGCAACTCGAATGTCTCGGTCGACTCGATTACGAACCATTAATCGCATTACCATCAAAGCGTAACCACATAACTCTAAGCCAGACTGTCCCCAAATCAAAGGTTCGTAATGAGAGACTTGGTCTTCGTCCTTCTTGTCCGCTTCGTGAGCCATGAAGATTACATTCATGCTATGTGGAGGATCCGCTAACTCTAACATCTTCTTCGACCAGTGCATCATCGTACCAAACAACTGTCCGAAGCCTTGCCGTCCTAACGCCCCCACCATCTTACCGGGTTCAGAACGAGCCGAACCGTTGATAATAGATGCAATGAAACGTTGTACTTCGGTTGTGCTGTCGATGAACACTGTCTTGTAAGGCGGGTTAAGTCTCATAGTCTTGGCATAAGAGTCTTTGGGATCCTGACCCTGTATAATCCATTCATACGGGTCGTTGAAGTCTTCCATAGCCTCCAGGGTGATTATAGAAGGCTTGTTCACTCGGTTTCTTAGGACTTGAGGATTACCGTACGCATTTAAGTCAAGCACCTTACCGAATCTTTCATCATCACAGGCTGTCCCCAATAAGTGGGTCTTACCACAACCGGGTTGTCCATAGAATAGCAACTTAAGCCCTTCGTTAGTTTCATCAAACGGTCTCGCCATCATTCTCCTCCTTAGATTTCATCCGTGCTAGAATCACTACCACGCATTGAACTTGCTGATACACGGGGTTGGAACTCTTCCCGTAAAAGGACTTCGTAGTTACTACCCGCATTCATAGTCAAGCATGGAGACTTGAAGTGGCAGAAGTTACAACTCAGCCAACCAGGTGCGGGATACAACTTAGTTGACTTACGTATCATCTCTGCACCTGTATAGTAGATGTTCTTCATCAGTTCCTTGATCTCGTACTTGGAACGATATACAGGATATCGCATGAAGAAAACGGGTTCCTTCTCGCGCAACGTAGCAAGCATATCACCATAGAACATCTGAATGGTATCTTCACTGTAGTCGGGAAAGAGTTGGGTAATCCATGATTGGTAATAGAAGTCAGTACAGTCAACCCTGGTAGCTTTTGAAAGTGAACCGTCTTGTAACATTGCAGGTGCTGTAGGGGCTTTCTTTCGCATGATGTTGTACAAGATACCTTTAATGGGATATCCAAACATCTGTTCAGCAGCGTAGGAATATGCACCACATTGTTCATCGTTCGCTAAAGAGTTCACTAACTCTTGAACAGAGCGGGCTGTCTTACATTCCCAGATCCAATATTCACCTGTCTGTTTATGTCTGACAATACCATCAAACCGTCCACCTAGACGCATTCGTTTTGTAATCTTACCACCAGGTGTTCGTAAGGGTACGTCAAACTCTTCCTCAAGGCTAATGAACTCCAGGTTCTCGTCGGAGTACATCTTGTGATCTTGTTCTACCCAGAGTTTGTAGTGTTCGAGTAAGCCCCTCATCATCAATATCTGTTCGTCAAACGCTGCAGACTCTGAAGGCCAAAGCTCCCCTACCTTGTTAATGATCTCCTGTTCATCATGGAGATACAATTCCAACGCTCTATCAAGAGGTGTATGGTCGGGACCGTAGTACATCTCTAGACAGTAATGGATCGCTCTGCCTGTAAAGAAAGGCAAGTACGGAACGACGGGTTCAAGATTAAGGCCCATCGCGGAACTCCAACTCCACTTCCGCCTGCATGACCGAAACGAACGTACGTCTGATATGTGAATTGAAACGGGTTTCTTGGCTGATGTATCTGATTTATCGAAATGATAGTATCGGGACATAGGAAGCCGCCTCCAGTACGGCTGGGTAGGGAGGAGTGTATGGCAGTATCTGGAGCCTGCCTATACACTCCTCAATCTTACGTGATAATTATCAAGGCAAGTCTAAAAAAGAACAAGGTGTGACTATAAGTCTCCTCTCACCGTGTCGTCAGAGTCTTCAGCAGCCTGTTGAAGAAAATAGTATACCAGTTCTGCATCCGACCATTTGTTACTCAAGGCGTCCAAGACCAACTTGTCTTCACGACATGACCATAACAGGAATATGTTCTTCGGTTCTTTGATATCGATACGGTGAATCCTGTCTACGGCTTGTGTCATCTTGATAGTGCTCCAGTGACTATCAATGAACACGGCATTCTTAGCCCATTGTAGGTTAAGACCTTCACCCATTGAATCGATAGTGCCTACCAGCAGCCCTGTGCTGCCAACTTCTCGCTTTTCACCCCCAATCCATAAGCCACATCCGAACTGATTCGCGATATGGAGGGCTGTAGCACGGAAACGGGTGAAGACAACGGTAGGTTCGTCTTCGTGGTCCTTCCGGAAGTCTTCAAACCATGCTATCTTGCCAGACGGAGCGTCTAAATCGAGCGAAGCAGGTAGGGATGACACCTGCATTAAGCGGGTTATCATCGTAAGCGCATTGGTGATCCTCAAAGTCTTCCCTGCTACCTTCACTTCTATGTCTGTCTGCTCTCGAATGGTATTGTAGAGCACTTCTTGCTGAGGAGTCATTGCTACGTGTTGCTCAATCATGATACGTTCAGGCAGTTCTGGTGCTACTTCTTCTTTAGTACGACGTAACATGAAGGGTTCGAGTAATCGACCGAACTCTTCTGCGTCTTTAGGCTTTCCTATCTTATACTTCTCGAAGTAACCCGACGTCACCTCAAGATTTGACATCACCCAGCCCCAATATGCCGGAAATTCGAAGGCATCTAGGAAGTTTAGTATCGACCACAAGTCAGCAGGTGTCTTTTCCATAGGCGAACCCGACAAAGCAACCTTGCGAGCGGCCGAAACTTGTTTAATGCCCTTCGTCATCTGTGCTTTACGGTTCTTTATGCGATGGCATTCGTCAACGATCATGCAATCCCACACGAGCGAAGCTAATCGATTCCGCGTATCCTCATGAAGGAAGTCATAATAGGACATAATCACGTATCCTTTGATATCTAGATACTTATAACCCAGTCTACCGGGTACGTGAACGTCCCATCCGGGGTCCTGCTCACGGATAGCATCGATCCATTGCAGTATGAGAGACGGAGGGCACACCACTATACAACGCCAAGGGTCGCCGGAGCGGGTTACTTTGGCTATCTCCAAGGCTGTAATGGTTTTACCCAGTCCACATTCATCAGCAATGAGTAAGTTGGGTGCGTAGAGGGCTTTCTTAACCGCAGCCGCTTGGAATGGGTAGAGGGTCTTTATGACAACCTCAATTCGCTCATGATGGCACCGCTGGACGGTCTAAGTCCTTGCCTTCTGGATGATCGGGATTGATGGCTTGAGCATACGACCAGTTCTTAAGCGTCAGGATAGAAGTGTTCATCAAGGCCGCATTCGGGATGTTATGTACGTAGTCTCTCAAAAGTTCTTCCAGACACTTATGCAGATGTATATGGCGGGACTTATGGAAGCCCGCATTGAGATTCATAGTCATGATTATTCTCCAGACATAATATGATAATACCTCGCATGCTTATATGCATCCTGAGCATGGATAAGACCTGAGAGTCGTTCCATATGATCAGGAAGGATCTCTGTACGACTCATTATACCAGGCTCTTGAAACACTATAACCGGTTGAGGTACCATGAGGCTTGTGAAAGCCTCGACAATTCCGATAATGCGGACGGACGGGAATATGGAACCTACTTGCTCCATAGCACGTCCAGGACGCAGACGGAAAGCTTCTAACACTACGATCTCAGGTAGTAGCGTCTTGTCGTTGACATCGACAAAAGTGCCGTTGAACAGGGCCATGAAGAACGATAGTCTGTCCTCCCAAGGTATCTGCCAACTACTTACTACCTGAAAACCATACACACTACCTGGATGCTGCTGTATGCAACAAACACCCGTAGTAGTACCGGGGTCGATCGCGACGATGCATTTATCTTTCATCGGTACCCCCAAGGCCATTGGCTTGAGCACTGGATCCTATATATTTTTTGGAGCCAGTTTTTCGCCCCTGCCCTCTGTTTGCCTTGCGTGCGGCCTCGCCCACCAGCTTTTGCCGAGCTCTTGCGGTATAGAACTGTCGAGCCTCTTTGATCCATCCCGCGACTTCTTGCTTGATATCATCTTCAGTGGTCGGCCTACTAAGGCGTTCACTCAAGGTATCACGGGCAGCAAACTGTAAAGCCTTATTAAGTACGGCTATCTCTATACAAGGATTGTACGGCATGTTACTCCTTTCATGTAGAGTAAAAGCGGGCGAGCTCTCGTTGATCAAATTGCCATGAGAACCCGCCCACCGTAGGAAGGGGTGAAATCTCGTCAGTAGAGAAGAGAATGACTGACGTTATTTCTGAACGGGTACCGCACCTTTGGTGACGATCTTTTTGCCGTGGGCGTCAAGACCTTTGGCTTTCAGATCTGCGGCGCGTTTGATTCGATAAGCTTTCTGTGCCGCGTAGTTATAACGCGGTTTCAGCTCGATGTTGAAAGCCTTCAGTGCGGTGACTACCTTCTCGTAGTCAGCAGGTTTGATATTGATTACCCAGGCTTTGCCGTCTGCGGAAACTCGACCACCACCACTCTTGCGAGCTCGCGGTGTGTTTTTGTAACCGTCAAGGATGAGCTTGGTGAAGAGCCACTTACCTGAACCCTCTTCTTTGGTGCCGGCAATCCCACCATCGCGGGCGAGTGTGCGGACACGCATTTCCGAAACGCCCAAGTACAACGCGGCGGTGCGGAGATCCATTACATCTGGAAACTTGACATTGGAAAGATCTACTGTGTTACTCATGATATATGCTCCTTTCAAAGCGACTAAAGAATGAATGTTGAACTATCTATATTTTACGCTTATATGCGTAAACAGTCAAGATGGATCATTAGGTCTCTATTTGTCTACGTGCACCTCCTTGTCTTTTAAATCCAACAGGTCGTAAAGTTCTTTGGGGGCTTCCCCGGGTATTGATCGAGGATCCAAACGTACGTGCACAGCAAACCATTCTATGGCTTTCTGATGCCGAAAGAGTTGCTTGTGTATCTGGTAGTTTATTAAGGCTTGCACAGATACATAGCATAGCAGGATAATAAAGAATAGGGTTCTATCGGTCATTTCTTGCCCTTAGGACGAGTGTCCTTACCCTTCGCTTTACGATTGCGCTTGCGACTCTTCGCTTCCATCTTACGTCGCTTGCGAGCCTTGACCTCTTCCAACTTACGTTGCTTCTCCGCGGAAGTCTCAACAGGATGAGATTTGTTCTTTACGGGCTTTCTAGCCGCGCTTCGAAGTGCTTTCAGTGTTGAAGCATTACGCAGGTTGTTAAGACCTTCGGCACTGAACAGTTCTTCAAGGTTAGGGATGTCTTGCATAACGTCTCCTTTCATGAGTTTACGCTGATGAGCGCTTCTGCTATCATCAACAAGTAATGAGCCAGCTCTGGTTTGATCCTACCGTTACGGAGCGGGCGAATACGTAACTGATTGTACATGACTAAGACCCAACTAGGATCCTTCTTACAATAGTACTGCAGACCGCGACGTGAAATTGCCCAATCCCATTCAGTAGCATAGGGCCCAGCATGATATCGTTTACGCACTGTATCTGCGTACGCTAATATGTAATCAGCAGCTGCATATTCAATGCCATGTATACCGTCTACGGTAACTCGGCTATACGGTATAGCATTCAACAAGTTGAACGAACGCCATACCTTGACTGCTTGATCGTTACCAGGCAAGGCCCTATCCATATAGACCTGTAGTCTGGCACAACAAACTCTGGCATCCACATACGTAGTCCACTTACCATGAGTACTACCCCGTATAGTATGCCATATAGGTTCGTACGCTGCAGCATACATAGTATGCTCAGGATACTCTTCATCAAGGTCTGTATCGAATACCCTAAACGGTCGGGCCATCTTTTTTCTTCCTTCGTGTAGTGGATCTTAGTGCTGGTGGCTTGAGTGGATTCCACGTACGAAGTGTATCAGCAATCCCTGCAAAACCATTAGCTCTAAGCAGCGCTTGAACTTTAGGGCTCTCTTCGTGGCTCATGTAAACAACGAACTTGTTGCGTCCGTCTTTACGTCGGGCTCTACTAACAGTCCCTGTCAGATACTCGGTAATTGCTTCATCCGATACCATATGACGCTTCACCAGAGACTCGGGCACTATCGGTTCCAAAGCGGATTTCAGCGCGCCCTTACGTATTAGTGCTCTAACGTAGTTAGGGGTGAAGTTCATCAACTTGGCCGTATCTTCGATATTATGCGTTGGCATATCTTCCTCCTTCCTTTCAATGTAGCCCACGCTGGATGTCCAGCAGAGCCCTTAATACATTACGCATTCCTACACGTACTACCATTATCTCTAGCATCTGATACGCTGAGGTATATTTGCCAGGGATCCGTACATTATGTAAGTCTTCGTCCGTTCCCACTTCAGAGTATGGCACTGCACTATCTAATACAGCCTGTGCATCAAGTGCTTGCTGTTGCATCATCCTCCGAAGCTCACGATTAGACATCAGGTTCTTATACATCTGTCTCCTTGATACTACTAATAGAAACAGACCAGTCTGCTCCTAAGTAACTTAATTATAAAACAGGTTATGGGACTTTTACAAGTCCACCTAGTCGGGTAGCTTGTCGTCCAGGACCTTGAGCTGCTCGAGTACGACATCCATCATACGATTGACGGCAGGTTCTACTCGATCGTATATCCGATTGGTTGGGGCGTCGCCGTTATGTTTGATCGAACGGTCTTTGGCATCTCGCACTATCGTCCTCATACGGGTTACTTCATTCAGTAAACCAGCCAGCAACGTTAGCGAGTTCAGGTCTTCATGGTACGAACCCTTAGGAGGCTCAAATCGTATGCCGTTGGGTCTGCCAGATGAATCTCGATCACCGGGTGCATGTATCCAGCCCTGAGGATACTCTGCGGTGGCCTTAGTCCAACAAGCCTTGCAAAGATTTATTCGACCTTCGTTACTAAACGCCCCACAGACACCTTTATGATAGGTGGTCTCGGGCATTATAATCCTTCCACAACCGTGCTCCATCACATACCTCCTCGTGCAATATACGTACCAAGGTTATCAAGCTCTGTAGCCTTGGCTTCAAAATCTGATCGAAGGAACTTGGGAATTATACATCCATTGCTAGCCTTCGCTATATAGTTGGCCACCTTCATCCCCTCTATCTGAGCAAGGATAGCCTCCATGTAACATCGCTGCTGTAGTAGCCACTGCTCATTTGTCATCGTTACCTCCTTAAGATAACTGTAATTAAATTTCTCAGCCCACTTCCCGATATCAGTAAGCGGCATACTTATCGTACCGGCAGTTGGCACATAGACATAGACGAGCTCCACGAACCTCTACCCAATGTCGCTTGTTAGCAACTGAGTACGGAGCGGGTAGTTTATACTCCGCGTTGGCGGGTATCTTCAAGCCCAACTCGAGTGCTGGCTTACTATAGGTAGCATTGCCACACGAGTCGCAGGCTCTTACATCGCCATGTACGTGGAGATCTGAAAGGGTGATTTCAATGGTCATTCCATTACTCCTTTGAGATGTACCTTCCGATATAGCGCAGCTAAAGCTTCCTGGTAAACCGGGTCGTACATCAAGTTCATCCATCCTGTCCAGATACCTTCAGGATAACACATATCTACAACGCGTTTCGCAGCAACCTTCAAGCCTGCCATACCTTTCTGATTCATCCTACGGATACCTAACGGACAAGTTTTCATCACTGCCGCCAGATATCAACCTTTGCAGGCATCTCGACAGGGATAGGAACGGGTACGGGCCAGTTAGGCACCTGGATAGGGGTCTGCTCAGGCCGTGTAACGGGTTGCGGAACAGGACGCTGGGTCTTACGTTTCTTCTTACCGATGTAGCTCATAGTCTTGTGCTCTCCTTTCTACCAATCCGGCAACACACGCATGCTGCGCAGTAACCGTTTAATCGCTCTGTATTCATCGTCCGTACAACGGAACTTCCAGGTGCGGCGTTGACGATGCTCTTCGATGTAGTACTTCACATCATCTTTGGATACGAAGACCTTATCTACCTTCGAGTTGATAGGCTCTGTATGATGGACCGCGATACGTCCCTGCTTGATCAACGAACGGACGTAATGGTGGTCGCATCCCATACGAAGAGCTGCTTCCTTTATATCGCAGTACTCAACGTATCCTGTTGGTCTGCTGGAGGAATCTCCATCTGACATATGTCACCTTCCTTGTTTATGATCGGCACTCCGTAGATCTGAGATGCCAGATTGACGTAGTAGGGATTCCCTTGGTTCAGGATCCCTCGAATCGTTGCGTACTCTGACCGACATCCGAGGTGTGCTTCGAGAACTGTACCGCCAAGTTCAGCGCATACTACTACTGAACGGTCTACGTTGTATTCCGTAGCTGGTACCGGTTGCCAGAAAAAGTAGAAGCCACAACCGCAGTCCCACTCCATACAGGCCCAACGTTCGTCGCCTGGGATATCTTGATCCGTTCTAGGTCTCCATGACTCACACTTAGCATGTGCGGTTTCGAAAGGCTTCCAAGCATACACGCCGTTGTAAGAGCATAGTATACGATCGCCGCGTTCATCAATACTAAATGAGCAAGCCTTCCAGCCGAAGACTGTCTTTGTCTCATCATCATCGATAGGTTTGATGAAGTCCGGTACAGGCTCTTCAGACTTAGCATCGTCTTGCCAGCCATGATTGTTGACGTAGCCACCTTGAGCCCTAATGTTTGCTTGACTGACTCTGTTCGCGGAGTCCCATATAGAGGCGATTTTACGTAAGCCGGCTACGGAGACATAATGCTTCTGAGCGATGTGTTCAACGCTCTTGAGATGCGCTCCGCTATCGCCGGGCCACGTCATGCCTTTGCAGGACTTACATTCGTCACCCGGGTAGGCTTGAAAGTAACCGTCGCTACGCTGTTGCATAGGCGGTTTGTAACCTGGATACTGATGCTTATCCATGTATTCATCGATAGCATCTTCTTCAGGGCTAGCCATGATAACTCCTTTCCTCTCTTAAGAGATTGGTTAGGAGAACCCGGCCGGAGAGTAAACCGGGTTCTCCCTTCGACGTTATCAGTGATACAGGATTGTAATCACCTTACAGCCCCTAACGTACGTCATTCACCATACGTTAGAGACTGTCAGTCGACGACTATCCTCTATATGTTTCTAAGCAGCACTGTACTCATTAATATAATTATAACATAGGATACCTATCTTTTACAAGTCCACTTACGTATCAGACATATGACAATGAGCCGCTGCCATGGGTGTCGGCGGGTAGGTAAATCGACTGATGCGAACCAGGTGTCGTCGTCGTAGTCTGGTAGTGGGGAGCATTTCAATTTTGCTCCTAGCTTGAGCAGTAGGCGGGTTCTTTTCGAGACTTGGTCGTGGGTACCATCTGTGATGTTAACATGGTTACCCGTACAAGTTGTTTTCATGTTCTCTCCTCTTATATTATATCTCAAGCCCTGTACAAAGGCAACTGATCAATATGGAAAGCGATTGCACAGGGCTTTGGACTACCATCGATTCTACCGGGCAAGGAGATACTCTGCGAGTACTTCCAACTCGGAATCCGAAAGGCCCTCGATCTCGTTACCGTCCACGTCTTCTACTACGAGACCGTCTACGTAATCAGACATAAGACCTACGTCTGGCTCAGCTCTGCAGAGCGTTCCTTTGATGATGGCCTCACGACCATCTGCGAGTGTAACTTCCATCTCTCTCATGGGTGTGTCACCATGGTGAAGATGAAGGTCAGGCATCCACAGATGGGTATCATGGCCATCAGTACTAACGTTACTCTCAACATCTTAGACGCAAACATCATAGCCTCCTACCCCCTGCCCGTTCGCCGTTTCTAAGATGGATCAGGTCGTCCTCGGACAGAGGAGTGTCACTAACGTACCAGGCGTTGGGAAGGGCCTCGTAGAAATGGATCGGAGTCCCTTCACCGAACGCATCAATCACAGCTACACATGGCGAAGGCTCAAATCCTTCGTCCATTATGTAAGCTAGTCGTGCGGTGGCTCCACTTACCGTGGAGTAGGTCTTCGTTTTACACATTGCAACCTCCTATACGCGTGTAGTTCTGAAAATTATTTTTCGCTCATCTCTAGGCCGCAGGCACTATCAAGCGATGGACTTCGACCTATGTCCTGGACGTTTGATCATGGGAAGAGCCCCGAGATAAGCATCTGCGCTATCATATGCTTGCATGTAACGTGACGGTAAGCATGGTCCGGGCATCCGCAAGCGAAGATCGTAGAACCATACTTAGCTACCTTGTCTTGGAGATCCTCTGGGGACATAGCCAGTTCTCTTGCTGCGTCCAGTTTACGAGGATCGTATCGCCCAAGCGCAGTAGCGAAGTCTGCTGCTAAGGACACTCGTTCATCGGCAACCATTTTAGATACTCCTCCTGCTGATCCGTTGGCAGGATCCAGTAGAGCTTTGCGTCGTGAAGTTCTTGGTAGCTGTATACGGCGGTGAGCACTACGTCGATCACTAGGATACGTACCCTTACTGTCATCTCGTAAGGAGATAACGTTGAGCGATAGCTCTTAACGGAGATCGTACCGGCATCCTTAAGCATCGGTGTCATGCGATCATGATCCAGCTGTATGTTGTTATAGCTCACGCCCAGGAGACACTTCTCCTCGTACAAGGATGTGTACTCCTTCTGCAGAGCTGCTAGCCTGCTGATCTGTTCGTGAGTTAGGGGTTCAAACTCGATCATCTTAGTCTCCTATCTCGCAGTAGTGGCACATGTAATCCGGTCCGTAAGCGTCGCCGATGTATGTGCCATGCTTACATAGATCGCCCGGTGTGTTACGCCATCCCTGAGGATACCGTTGTTCGAGATTAGCCCTGCATGTATCACAGAGAGCAACGTCGCCACTTGGGCTTGTGCTCCCGCAATACGTCTGCATCGGGGAGAAGTCTCTCTTCATCCCTACTACGACAAGGTTCTTACATCTCTCGCTCATGATAGTTCCTCCAAGGTCTCCGCGAAGCGAATGCTCTTGAAGCCTATAGCATCGGCATCTAGCACTTGCTTAAAGTATATAGCACCGCAGTCGTTACATACGAACTCGACATACCAGTTATCTTGCTCTGGTGTATCGCTATAGTTCGCGGCCGAGATTACTGGACCTCGACAATAGCCTTCGCGGTGATCAATGCGAACGTAATTCATGACTCTCCTTCCAAGGGAACGCTTGATGAGTACCGTCCCGAGCATCTAACATTGCATTGAGCGCAGCCTCTGCTGCTTCATATCTGGCCTTCGCGGCCTTCTTAAGTACCAGGGTCGCAGCCTGTCGAGCCTTGATTACTTCCAGGAGTCTCTCTGTGGTATAGGTATCTAAGTACCAGTACCATCGATACTGCCCAGGAGCAGTACGTTGGAGAACTGACAAGTGTACCAGCTTACATAACTGGTTCCGGACGTTCATCTTCTGCCAGTATGTATCGTCAGAGTACGAGCGCGTCTGCATGTGCTTCTCGATATAGATCTGGTACGCTTGCGCGTTGCTGATGTACTTGTGGCTGAGTTCGAATAGCCTGGTGATGAACCCGTAGTTGGGGCTGAAGCTATCCGTCCAGTGATCATAGATCGAAGTATAGTCGTCTCCAGCTGCTTTCAAGGCTTCATCGTACGTGGAGTACGGGCCTTTGTAATATGGCGGTGAGTCAGTACCTACGTGATAGTACTGGCCCGGCGCTTTGTATTGGATCTTCACGTTACTCTCCTCGCTCTACCTGATAGGTGGTGAGCTTATGCCAAGTCTCTTCGATCATCACCGAAGTGGGATCCTCCATGCCGATGATCTCAGCACCCCATTCATTGATACGATCTACGGCGGCTGAGTGTGGTACCGCTACTCCTAGATCTACTTCTTCGACTACCTCGTGGGTCGTCACCAAGAGATTGCATAAGTCACAATCTTCAGGTAACTGGTCCATGAGGGTCTCTAGTATACTGTGCGCAGCTGAGCGCATCGCATCATTCTTCATTTCGTCTCCTCGTCCATGATCGTGGTGCAGTAGCGTTGGAACTCTTCCATATGGTTCGCCAGGAAGTGTTCGATAGCGCCATACTTCTGAGTGGCGTTTACGACATCCTCTGGAAGCTCCTTGTACAGGCGATCAAGCCTGGCCGCTTCCGCTGGATCATCTTCGATGCCGAATGCGAAAGCATCGACATCAGCCCCTGCATACAGGGCTAGTATGATGTCTACTGTTACGTAGACTTTATCCTCAGGTCCATCTATCATGTTACTCTCCTTTGCCCGATTGCGGGCGAGCTTGTCTGAGCTCATTCAGCTAGGCCTCCAGCCTAGGACGTCTCCCGACGTTTCGCTCTGTGACACTCTAAAGGCGGGTTAGTGGCCAAACGCTTTGAGAGCGATCTTGCAGAGTCTCTTGTATCCGGCCGCCATGTAATTGGCTGCGAGCCAATCGACCAGGTCTTTGGCTGTGCCACTGACTGGGATCGTCTTCGCTGCTTCCGCCGCTGCGGCGTCCATCTTCTCTACTACTGCTTGGTTAGCTGGCATTATCATTCTCCTTCGTCTAATATCCTAGTGGTGTACTAGGTGAATCGCTTAGCAAGTGTATTCTGCTACATCGTGAAGATAGCAGTCCAGGTCATTTCTCGCAGCAAGGAACGCGTTGACACGTTTCTCAAGCTCACGAGCGTCAGCGTCCGTCAGCTGACAGTGTCCATCTTCATCATCGAAGCCTACCGGTTCGAGACGTATCTCTTGGATACGTTCTGTGTGACCATCCTCGAACTCCCAGGCTAGGATACGGTCGTCTGCGATATAGTTATGGAGCGCGAACTCATCGAGATGCAGTATCGCTTCGCTTCCGTCGAAGCGTCCCAGAGATGGCTTGGCCTCAAGGATCGAAGATCGTATGTTGGTACGTATCCAAAGCTCTCCTTCATCGCGCCAGTCGAACTCTACCTCGCCTGACATCGGTAGCCCGAGCTCGTCGCAGGCGTGCGTTTCGAAAGCCTCCTGAGCTTCTTCATACTCATCGCTGGATGTCATGGTATCATACATACCGTCAATCTCATCAGCCGATGCATCGATGAGATGCGTCTCTGATGGGTTGCTACTATCATGTAGCCAAGCGAATGTATCCTTGAACGTGACTCGGTAGCAGTACTTGTATTCCGTTGCCGGATAAAGACTGCTTACGTCCTCCGCTCCTAGTACTACTGGCTTGCTATTGTAACTTACGCTAACGGCCATCTTTCTCTCCTTTGCTACGGTTCGCGTAGCGTCGTCTGGATACACGGATCCAGGACTTTATAATAAGAATGTGGCAGCAGGATGGTATCGAATGTACGGGGGGCTGCGACTGGTTCTTAGTTACTTGTGTCTTCGATCTACCTCCAGGTTCCACTCTCTAATACAGTCTATACAGGTGATCTCGTACTCGTCAGGCCACTGTTGTCTCGCGAAGCGACCGTACGAGGCGAGGAACGAAGTCGAACAGCCAGGACACCTGAATCTTGAATGGGTGTCTGAAGACTCTTTCGCCTGTTTAATCGCTATGGCACGGATCGCTTGGAGATTCCTCACTGGTCGTCCGGCCTGGTCCCATTCGCTAGGAGGATTGACGCAGTCTCTCCCGCTATGAGGATCGTTCTTGGGATATGTTGCTTCGATACTATGATAGGGATGTTTCATAAGTTATATCTCCTCGATACATGATAAGATAGATTGGTTATATATTATAATTATAATATAAGTTATGGGGCTTTTAAAAGTTTGCTTCGGCTACTCGTCCAGGAGGAATGTGTGAGGCGGCCGGCTAAGACCCTTAACAGGGTGAAAAGAGTCTTAGCATAAAGATAAGAATAATAATAATAATATAATTTCGTGGTAGTAGATTCAAGA